CAGATTTAGTTTTCTTATACAGTATTGATTTTACAAGATACATTAAACATTCAAAAGATTCTATTGATAATGAACACCCGTTCTCAAACCAATTAGCGACTAAATTTATTAGGGGTATGAAATGAATACGTTTTTTATAGATTCAAAAGAATCTTTTTTAGATTTAATGATTACTGAGCAAGTACAAATACTCCAAGAGCTGTTAGAAGCCACCTTGAATGATGAATATGTTTCTATTCGCGGTCAAATGGTAGAAGAACAAAACGGTGAAAGATACTCTGTTTTGTACGGGGTCTACAGATTGAAATATGGCGAGCTTTGTAACTATATAACCTCTGGCGGAGTATGGGGTTACGAAAAACCAGCGCAATATATTAACAGATTTACAACCATTCACCTATAGCATTTATTAGTTTATTGTGTGTCAACTTCTACGAAAACAAAGGTGTAATTATGAACATATTTTTTCTATCTGAAAATCCTTTATTGGCAGCACGCTATCATGCGGATACTCATGTTGTTAAAATGATTTTAGAATCTGCTCAAATTTTGTGTAGTGTTATAAATCAACGTGCAGGCGAACAAGTAACCCCGTACAAAACAACGCACCTTAAACACCCATGTACAGTGTGGGCAGGCGCATCATTTGAAAATGCACAATGGTTATTTAATTTAGCTCGTGAACTTAATGATGAATACAAGCACCGATTTAACCACTCTGTTAATCATAAAAGTTACGATATGCTGTTAAATACCGATATGTTAGCTTTATTGGGTAAATACTTACCTGCGACAGGTTTTACAACACCCGCATTAGCTATACCTGATGAATATAAAACTGATTGCCCTGTAGCGTCTTACCGTGCATATTATCGTATTGCTAAAGCTAGTCTTCATAAATACACAAAGCAATCTCTACCTGAGTGGATAACTACCTCATCGTTACATATGAATTAAACTTTAGAGAATAATAAAATGACTACAGTAGAAATGATTGAAGACGAGGTTCTTAGTATATTTGCCACGTTGTGCGAGGAAAGTTTAGTAGAGGTAGAAAAGACTATTGAACCACTCTACACACTCGCCGCGCCAGATTTGCTTGAGGCTTTGACATGGTATGTTGAAAACGACGATACTAATAATACTGCTCATAATGAGTATTACTTGAAAGGATTACAACGCGCTAAAGACGCAATCGCTAAAGTAACAACCGGAGAATAAAATGGCACAGTTAATAGTTGGCAAAGTAAGAGATGATGGTGATTACGATACGATTGCGGCAATTCAAAATGACAGCGAGGGCAAAATTCCTTCGATAGAATGGATTTTACAAATCAAAGAACATTTGGAGTATATATACAATGGTGAGGAATTTGTTATTTTACACCGTGAAGAGTTAGTTGATGTTATTGTAGATGACGATGCGGTTGATGTATCGTCATTATGCGAGGAAGTTTTTAGCGGTGGTAAATCATGGCTATAGAAAAAGCGAAAGCGAAAGGTTTTACCCACGACAAAAAAAATAATGTTTCTGTTGACTGGTATACACCGCCTGCCATATTTGAGCGACTAGGATTGATTTTTGATTTAGACCCATGTCAACCTGAAGAAAAAATACCTTGGATACCAGCAACTAAGCATTACTGGGAAGCGATAGACGGTCTTACGTTACCGTGGGAAGGACGAGTATTTCTTAACCCACCATACGGAAAATTTACACCCGCGTGGCTTTATAGAATGCACCTACATAGAAACGGCATTGCACTGGTGTTCGCTAGAACCGACTGTGGTTGGTATCATAATTATGTTATGAAGGCTGATGCAATTTTATTTATGCGGGGGAGAATAAAGTTTGTTGATGGGTTATGTAAAACTGGAGGTAGCGGTGCTGGATGTGGATCGATGTTAATAGCATGGGGAAATGAAAATGTTGCAGCACTAGTAGCAATGCGTGACTTAGGTCATTTAGTAATACTTTGAACAGATTATAAAAACATTGGGAGAATAAAATGGCACAAAAAGTATTTACGACTGAAAAAGTGCGTGAGTTAGCGTTGCTGATGTTTGATAGCGGGCATTTGACATTACCCGAACATGAAACAATTCTCACAAAATGGTTTAAACAAAACCCGATTGAACCAGTGGTTGTTGGGCTTAGTGAGGAGCAAGTAATTGCATGGTGTGATTATATTGACTGGGAAGAAAACAGTTATTATACCGAGAAATTTACGGGCTGGCTTAAAACCCAAACATTTGCACCGATACTAAAACGTGAGCCTTTGAGTTATGTTTAAACCGATGTTAGCTGGCACAATTAAAGACGTATCTACAGATGTCGAGTTCCCGTGTTTAGTATCGCGTAAGCTAGATGGGATTCGATGTGTCGTGCTAAACGGTGTGGGGTATTCGCGGAGCTTAAAGCCTATTCCAAACTTAGAATTACAAGCATTATTTAGCACGCATGAATACGATGATTTAGATGGTGAGCTTATTTGTGGTGAACCTAACCTACCTAATACCTTTCAAACGTCTACCTCAGCAGTAATGACTATTAAAGGTTCTGCGGATAATATCAAATTCTATGTGTTCGATATTATCAATTTAGAGTTATCGTTTTACGATAGATGGTGTGAAGTGATAGACGTGATTGTGTACAATGATAGTTTTGTAAGTTTTGTAAGATTAGTCACACAAAACAAATGTGAGGAGTTATCTGAATTAGAGTGTTATGAGGAGCAGTTCTTATCACGAGGTTATGAAGGTTTAATGGTACGGTCACTTGATGGTAAGTACAAATGTGGTCGCTCTACTGTAAAAGAAAAAGGATTATTAAAACTTAAACGATTTGCAGATGGTGAAGCAATCGTTGTAGGTTTTATAGAACTTCAAAATAATCTTAACGATAAGGTTGTTAATGAATTAGGAAACAGTGCTAGGAGCTCGTCTAAGGCTGGGAAACTTAACGGCAATACACTTGGGTCACTTATAGTAAAAGATTGCTCTAGCGGCTTAGAATTCAACGTAGGTTCAGGGTTCACTTTTGAACAGCGAGTTACAATATGGAACGATAGAGAATCTTATCTTGGTAAGATGATAACTTATAAATTCTTTGAAGTAGGTGTGGTTGAGTTGCCTCGTTTCCCTATCTTTAAAGGGTTTCGGAGTAAAATCGATATGTCTTGAATGATAATTGTTGATATGTAAAATAAAAGATTGACTGTCACGCTTAACGATAGTAGAATTAGCTGTCGGTGTAGTAAAACTGGCTTAATTATTTAATTGGAGATTTAAAATGAGTATGTTAGACCAAGCAATCAAATCAACACACAATCAGGGTATTAGAGCCTGTATATTTGGTGTAGAAGGAGTTGGTAAGTCAAACCTTGCGGGTAGCTTAAATAATACATTATATATAGCTGCTGAAAAAGGCTATACTAATTTAAACTTGGAACGCAATACGGTGGTTGAAATCAATGAATTTAATGAATTATTGAGTTTATTTGCAGAGGTTTCAGAGTTAATCGCATCAGGCGATAATAAATTTGAAAATATTGTGATTGATTCAGCGTCTGCTGTTGAAAGAATGTTACACCGATATGTAATTAGCACAGACCCTAAAGCAGCTACGAATCCAAATATAACAATGCTTTCTGCATTTACAGGTTATGGGATGGCGTTTAATATCGCTAATCGGCATTTTACAGACGTATTAGCTTGGGGTGACTTTTTTGTATCTCAAGGCATTAACTTTATCTTTACAGCACATTGTTTCAACGATGTGTGCAAAGATACTGAATACGGTATCGAATTTAATTTTGTAGACCTAAATCTATATTCACCTAAATCCAGTAAAAATATTGGAACTCGTGAAATTATCACACAATTTGTCGATTTATTAGGGTATCTTCATTTTTCTAAACCTGAGTATAATGAAAAGCCAAAACGAATATTAGGTGTGCAGATACACGATAGATATAGAGCTAAAAATCGTTTTGATATTGATAATGTTATCGAAATTCCAAGAGAAAACGGTTGGAATGCTTTAGCGGAGGCTATTTATGCTAAATCAGGTAAAGACTACAGAACAAAATAAATTTTGACCACAGTTTAAGACTATGTTACAATTATTCACCGTCTAAACTAGACGGTGAATTTTAAAACAACTGGAGAATAAAATGTACGAAAACCAATTTCAATATGACAATGCCGAAGAAGCTGACCGTAGTGACAATACACAATCATACGTTATGGAAGAAATGGAAGATGCTTTTAACGAAAATTTTGTACTTACCTTATATGAAGAAGGAGATGAGCTTATTTCAGATTTATTATTAAAAGTAGCTTCAGGAACATCTGAACTCGATGTTGCAAAATTAGTATCTGCGTTACAGTCGTTCTATCAATTACAATTAGAAAAATATACCGACGATAATTACACTTCTATGTATAATCAACTGCGTGATTACAACTAACTACACAATCAATAATATAATAACTAGAGAATTAAAATGACAACCACCTTATTTATTTATATTTTAACATTAAACTCGACTAAACTTACGGAAGTTCATTACAGCAACTATGCTAATTGTGAAACAGCATTATCCTTATTAGCTGTAACATTAGATAAATTGAACGAAACAACTAATTTAGGATACTCATTACAATGCAAACCTTCAAACAAATCTTAACCGACGCAAATGAAAAATATACCAGAGATGAACACACAGACAGTAAAAGTTTTTCTAATTGGAATATCATTAGGGATTCTAGTGACATACAGTCAAATGGAGTTCGTGCATCAATCGAAGGCTGTCGGAGGTATCATATTCAAAAACAACAAAATATATAATCTCTGTGAAGTAAATGGGATTGATGTTAATTTTCACACAGTGGGTAACAAATGATTTCAGCTAATACAATAATGGCAGAATTAGATGTAACAGAACAACAGGTTGTTATGGCTATTTACTCAGGTAGAATCCCTAAACCAACTCACATAGATGGTACATGGTCAGACTTACATATTGAACCATTCTTAACCCAGTGGAAAAAAACATTACGCAGTAAGCGTGATGAAATTAGCAGTACAATTAGTAGTGGTAATATGGAGTTCCCAAAACATCAGCGTTAAATAATAGTTGACATTAGTACCTGATGAGTTGATAATACTGAAAACATACGGAGTTATCAGACCTCCTCTAAAATTGATTTATACATCTAGGAGATTTACAATGGCAGTTAATAATTTTTATACTTCAATGGCTGGACAATGGGAAAGTGAAGTTACGGCGCAAGGTGAAGGTCGTGTAACATTGCCCGCTGGTGTCTTGAAGGTATTTATTTCAGACGAAGGTACTCAAATTGGTAAAGCGGCGGGTGCAACTGAACAAACACATTTGGTTCAGCGTATTGAATTTACAGTTGCTGAAGGTGAGTTTAAAGGTGCTACACATACGGTATGGTTATCAATCATTAACCCTAATGAAGTTGCAACTCGTATTGCAAAAAGCACCTTAAAATCTTTATTTTTAGCTATAGGTCAATATCCAAAAGCCTCGTTAGGTGAATTGAAAAACAAAGTATTTAAAATTAAAACTGAACATAAATTAGGTACTTATGTTGACCGTGACGCTACATCTAAACCAAGTTTGAATGTCGAAGTTAAAAGTTATTTTGCGGTAGATACGGTAGTTGTAGGTGAGGACACCCTAATTACAGCAAGTGATACATGGAATTCACCTGCTGGTTTAGCGTTTACGGCTTCTTTAGCAGGTAATACAGTGCAAGCTGCGTTTGCATCGCCAGTACAAGCGGCAAGACCTCCGTCCGCCCCACCTACACAACCGCCTAAAGCACCAGTTGCACCGACACAAAGTGGTTCAGAAGAATCAGCCCCCGCGTGGTTAAGTTAATACCTAGCGTATAATTACCTATTTGTACCATACAAGACACCCTGTAGCGAGTGATTGTTGCAGGGTTTTTTGTTAATTGGAGTTTAAGAAGATGAATGTATTAAGTTTGTTCGATGGAATTTGCTGTGGAAGATTAGCATTGGAACGCGCTGGGATTAAAGTTGAAAGCTATTATGCGTCAGAAATCGAAACTGACAGCATTCGTGTAATTTCACATCATTACCAAGAAGTGATACATTTAGGCGATGCTACTAAATGGCAAGAATGGGATATTGATTTTGGGTCTATCGATATTATAATTGCGGGATTCCCTTGTCAAAGCTGGTCGTTAGCCGGAAAGCAACTAGGGATTGATGACCCTAGAGGACAGTTAGTATTCTGCATGATTGCGATACTCAACAAAATAAAAGAAACTAATCCAGACGTTAAGTTTTTATTTGAAAATGTAAAAATGAAACCAGAACACTTATCATTTTTGAACGATAAAATTGGGTTGCACCAGTTTGTATCAATAGTAAGTTGGTATCGGCTGGTATGCGTGAACGATATTACTGGACTAACATTCCTAATATAACGCAACCTGATGACAAAGGGATAAAACTAAGCGAAGTTATAGATAGTGGTATGGTTGATAGAGATAAGAGTTTGTGTATTACAAAGCGGTATGCGGGTTTCTCTGGTTCACAATCATATTTGCGTCGAAGATATTTTGGTAAATCTATGGGGCAAGCTGTATTTGAAAATTGCACTCCAGAATCTCAGAAAAAACTGTGGTTAATAGACGATAGAAAAGAATATGACATTACTTTTGGAACAATTAGGTCGTTGACAACTAGGGAATGCGAAAGAATTATGACATTACCATGCGGGTATGTTGAGGTTGTTTTGGGCAACACCTCAAAAGCTAAAGGTATTATTGGAAACGGTTGGACGGTCGATGTAATCGCGCATATTTTTGGAGGTTTGAATAATGACTAGTTTAGATAAATATAAAATAGCATCAATCACATTAGAAATGATTGAATCAACCATGTATTCCTCACAAGGTACACAATATCGAGGTTTACTTAAAAAATGGTATAATGTTATTGATGATGCGTATCGTCCTTCAGACGTTAAATCACATAGGAATCATTTAGGTTGTTCTGTGATTGGTAACGAATGCGAACGTGCAATTTGGTACGGTAGTCGCTGGGTGTTGGATACTAGGTTTAGCGGTAGGATGAATTTGCTTTTTAATTCAGGAAGTCTATACGAAGCTCGATTTTGCGCCTTACTAGAATCTATCGGCATTGAAGTTTATCAGAATGACCCTGAAACAGGTAAACAATATGGGGTATCGGCAGTAAATGGGCATTACAAAGGCTCAGGGGACGGTATTGCTATCGGAGTACCTGATGTACCAAAAGGTGAAAAATGCTTGTTAGAGATGAAAACGCACGGTGAAAATAGTTTTAAAAAACTAAAAAAGCTAGGTGTGATTGACGCAAAACCAGAGCATCATATACAGATGCAACAATACCTCCATTTTATGGGTTTGAAATACGGAATGTATCTTGCTGTAAACAAGAATACAGATGAATTACACTTTGAAATTATTGAATACAATAAATACTTAGCTGAACACTTTGTAGAACGTGCTGAGCGAATTATATGGAGTAATACGCCACCAAAACGTGAGTTCAAGTCAGACTCTGTTGCGTGTAAATATTGCGATTTTGCAATGTTATGCCACCTTGGAGATACTCGTGACGTAGACACAAATTGCCGTACCTGCAAACATAGTTATCCATCACAACATGAGAATGAGGCATCGAACTGGGTTTGTGGTAAGTATTCGTGCATCATACCAAAGGAGAACGCCATGCAAGGATGTGCTAAATGGGAAATGCGGTATTTAAGTTAGTTATTGCAATCAAAATTTACATGATGTAGACTATCTAAGTGGTCTAGCTCGACGGAGCGAAAACACCTTTAGCAAGTGCTGACCACTTCTTTCTTTACGAAAGAAAACGCTAATCGAATTAACCTTACTGCTATAGAGGAACTATAATGTCTAAAATAAAACTACGGGATTATCAAGATATTGCAAAAAATAAAACAATCGACTGGTTGGAAAATAACCAAGGTAATTGTTTAGTTGCAATGCCAACCGCTACAGGTAAATCTTTAACTATCGCTGGTACTGTAAAAGATATTCTATATAAGCGACCAAGAACAAAATTTTTAATCGTAACATCATCTAAAGAACTTGTTATTAACGATGAATCCGCTATTCTAGCGTTATGGTCAACTGCACCAGTAGGTGTTTATTGTGCATCATTAAATCGTAAAGAAATAGCGCAAGTTACAGTAGCTAGTGTAGGTTCTATTGCACGTCAAGCTGAATTATTGACAACTATCGACTATGTACTAATTGATGAAATTCAATGCGTGTCACATAATGAAAATACACAGTATCGTAAAATGCTAAATGTATTGTGGGAGAACAACCCTAAGATGCAAGTAGTTGGCTATTCGGCAAGCCCATATCGTATGTCAGGTGGTTGTCTTACTGACGAACATATCTTTAAAGAATTTGCTATTGATATGACTGACTTTAATAGTTTTAATTGGTTCTTTAGCCAATCATATTTATCACAATTAACTACCAAAAAAACTGTAACTCAGTTGGATGTATCAAGGGTAAAAATAACTGCTGGAGAATATAATCAGAAAGAATTACAAGCAGCTGTAGATAAAGACGGTATTACTCGTGCAGCGTTGCTTGAAACAATATCTTATGGTTATGATAGAAAGAAATGGCTTATTTTTGGTACAGGGATTGACCACGTTGAACATATAGCAAGTATGTTACAGGATGAGTTTAGGGTTTCGACAACCTTCGTACATTCTAAGATGAGTGATGAAGAACGTGATACTCGAATAAAAGATTTTATCGATGGTAAATATCAAGCGTGCGTGAATAATTTAATTCTTACTGTAGGTGTAGATATTAGAGAATGTGATATGTTGGTGATATTACAACCTACAGCATCGGCAGGTAGGTGGGTTCAAGTTGTTGGAAGAGGCTTGAGAATTGCACCAAAGGAAGGAATGCCTACTGACACGCGAGAACAGCGATTAGCCGCCATTGCTGCTGGAAATAAACCAAACGGTTGCCTAGTGTTAGATTTTTGCGGTAACACAGAAAAAAATGGGGCGATTAACGATATTCGCAAACCTACTAAGAAAGGAAAAGGTGGTGGAGTACAACCGTTAAAAACCTGCCCCACTTGTGCAACTATCTGTCATCCAACAGTTAGATACTGCCCTGATTGCGGATACGAATTCGTGTTTGAAGTTAAGATTACTCACAGTGCATCATCAAGTGATATTGTAGCTAAGGTTCAGCGTACAGAAGTTATGAAACCTTCTAAACCACCCGAACCAGAACCAGAATGGTACGATGTTAATTTCATTTCTTACACAAAACATATCAATCGTAAGACTGGAATACCGATGCTTAAAGTATCTTACAACCCATCAGGACTGAATGCTACCGAATGGGTTAGCTTTGAAGCACCACATGGTTCATGGCAGCGTGGAGCAGCGTACACATGGTGGTCTAAAAGAGTTATAGGGGTAATGCCGAAAACAGTTGACGAAGCACTATTATATGTGGCACAATTACCTACACCGAAAAGAATTTTTGTAAAAAGTTCTAAGGGATATTTAAACGTATCAAAAGTTGAATTTGAAGAAGGCTTAGTTATCAATCCTTTAGTTCTGATAGAAAAAGAGTTCGATGAAGGTGAAGTTATTTTAAGTAGTGATTGGGGTGATGTAATTCCATTTTGATGAGGCGTTATGAGTACACAAATTTTAGATA